TTCAGGTACACATAGGTGCGCCTGGCGATCACCTGGTCGTCATAGTGTGTTTCTTCCTTGGTGGTAGACGAGTAGACCAGGTACTGGGATGGTGGGTTCTGCTGGCCGTCAGTTGGCCGCCAGATGCCCGCAAACACCGGGACACCCAGGTCCTTGAGCGCCAGCTGCACCTGTTTCATCAGTTGATCCCTTTCACATTGGAGGCTTTGAGGCCCAGGTAACGGCGCTTGAACTCGTACTCACCCAGGGTGATGATCCGCCATTTCTCGTTGAGGAAGCGCACCCACATCCCCGGCTTGATGTCTGGACGATGGCGGATGGTGAAGTTAATGACCGCCTCTGCGTTATCGCTGTCAGATGCCCTGAAGTGTTGGTTGCCGGCATCCGTGGCCGAGGCCCAGACCTTGCAGATCACGGTGTCCACGGGCTCGGGGTAGCCGTTCTCGTTGATGGTGTTGTCGGTCTTTCCAATCTCCACCAGGTGTCGGAGGTTGCCCGGGTGTGGATTGAACTCAAAGTTTTTATATCCCCGCACCTTGCACCCCTCCTTTAGAACATGGCTTGCACATCCCTGTGCGGGTAGAGCAGGTTTTCAAAGGCCATGCGCATGGTGAGATAGATGTGCTTATCAGGGTTGTCTCGGTTCTCATAGTAATGGGATACCATGAGCAGGACAGCCAAGTGGACAGCCTGCGGTGACTTCTCGTCAAATGGCACCCGGCAATAATCCTCTGCAGCCGCCTGGGACTTCTGAATCAGCGAAGCAAGATAGGCATCCTCGTCGTCATGTTGAATGCGTAAATGCGCCTTTGCTTCGTCCACTGTCACCACCATGCGCAGGCCTCCTTATTCAGTGGGTTGGGGTGCCATCAGGCCAGCCGCTTGAAGCGCGGTCAAGAGGGCGTTGAAGTCCTCCTTCAGGCCTGCGACGGTGCCTGCTGTGCTGGGCGCCTGGTAGGGCAACTGGGGGGCGGTGCCAACCGGCAGATCAAAGAGCCCCTCAGCGCCTTCCACCACAGCACCAGGCAGAAAGGTCAGCTTGCCGCCAACCACCCATTCATTGCCTCCATGGGCATGGAAGTTCCTGGTTGAGTTCTCCATGTGTGACCTCCTTACGCGCTCTTCATCTGGAGCACCTTGACGGCCTCAGGCAGGACCAGCTTGCCGTCCACACGCTCAGAGGCCAGGAAACCGACCTGGCCGGTGCTGGCATAGATCTCATTCAAGCGCTTGAACACACGGCCTTGGCGATCCGCGACCCAGTAGTAGCCCAGGTCACCAAAGAGCATGGGCTTGGCGTCAGCGGCCAGGGTCGGCATGAAGGAAGAGGTATACACTGGGCGGTTGAGGATGGTGTCCGGGGTGCCCGCAACCACCGAGGGCTGCCAGATGTAGTCGCCGCTGCCGTTTTTGAGCTTGCGCAGGGCTTTCACCGTGGCATCGTTCATCAGGAAGACCGCGTTGCGGCGGTAGGGCGCGCGCAGGGAGTAGTACAGGTCCATGACCTCGTCAAAGGTCAGGGCCGTAGCACTGGCAGCGGTCACACCCAGCTCAGCACCGCCAGTGGCAGCCAGGACGCCGGTGGGACGCCCCACACCAGTGCCGGTGAAGAAGGCCTCTTCCTCGGCCGCACTGATGCGCCTGGCGAACTCCTGGGCGATGTAGGCTGCGATGTCAAACACCGAGTCATTGAGCAGTTCTTCCGATACCTTGATCGTGGTGACCAGCTTGTGCGCGCCAATGGTCACCTGGCCAAAGGAGTCATCGCTCTCCGGGTACTGAACACCCTCGCCAATCCAGGATGCGGTGCCCTTGCTGGCGACCACGGGGATGAGGCGGTTGCCGGAGTCTGTGCGGATGACATGCGCCAATTGCCGGAAGATGCTCAGCTCCTCCAGGCGGTCGATCAGGGTGCGCTCGTACTCGTCCGGGACCAGATAGCCGCCCTCGCTCTCAGTGCCAATCTGCAGGGCGTTGAAGACCTCATGCGGCACGGCCTTCTGCCGCATCACCCGCCAGAACGCGGTCTTGTAGGCCTCGGTGGCGCGGCCCGTCTTGGCAGCGGGCTCCTGGGTCCCCGGCTGGTTGAGCACGGGCGTGGAGGTGGGCGCGTTCATCTCCAGGTCAATGACGGCCTGGCGCTCCAAGCGATTGACCTCGCGGCCCAGGTCCTCCACGGTCTTTTCCATCTTTTCATAGGTCAGCGCGTCCTCAGCGGCAATGGTGCCATCCGGCAGGCGCTTGGCTTCCAGGAAGGCCTTGGCGGCATCCCAGGCCTGGGCACGCTTCTCGCGCAGGGTAACGATTTGATTCATGGTTTCCTCCTTACTTTAAAAGCGACAGCCTTTTTTCAAGGTCTGCCGCTTTGATCCGGGGCTCAGGTTGGGGGAGTGGCTCAGGGACCACTGGCTGCTTGGGTTCAGGGCTTGGAGCAGCTTGTATCTGCGGGCCGTTGTACAGGCCGCGGGCCAGCAGCTTGGTGAGCAGGGAGTTGGTGACAGCACGCCTGGAGTACACAAAGGCCTCAGGGCTGTGTTTCTGGTCGCTCTGTGGCAGGAACATGATCTCGTCACAGAAGCCATACTCCCGGGCCTTGTTCGCGTTCATCCAGGTCTCAGCGTCCATGAGCTGGGAGAGGCGCTCGCGCTTCATGCCCGTCTTGATCTCATAGGCGTTGATGATGCTCTCCTTGACCTCATCCAACAGGTGCATCGCCTTCTTCATTTCCTCGCTGTCGCCCATGGCAAAGGTCAGGGGGTTGTGGATCATCATCAGACTGGCAGGAGACATGAGCACGCGGCTGCCGGCCATGGCGATGACCGAGGCTGCGGAAGCGGCCAGGCCGTCTACCTTGACGGTGACATCGTCCGGGTAGTCCATGAGCATGTTGTAAATCTGTGCGGCCGCCACACAGTCACCGCCAGGGGAGTTGATCCAGACGGTGATGGGACCCTTCTGGGCCATGAGGTCTGCCTTGAAAGCAGCAGGCGTGACCTCGTCATCAAACCAGCTGGTTTCTGAGATCACGCCCTCCAGGTGCAGGGTGCGGGTTTCATCTTCGTTTCGAACCCAGTTCCAGAACTTGTTCACTGTTGTTTTCCTCCGCTTGCGCCATGGCGCTTGTAATGGGGATCATGTTGCCGTTGACCAGGTAGGCATTGCCGCCCTCTGCGTCGGGGATGGGGTTCATGCTTTCCAACTCCCGGATATCGTTTGCGCTCATCCAGCCGTTCTGGCGGGCAATCGCATAGCCTTCCATGCGCTCCTTGTAGGCGCCGCGCAGCAGGCCGTCCATGTTGAAGCGCACATAGTAGTGGCTCTTCTCGCTCTCTGAGAGCAAGGCGCGGTTCATGCTTTGCTCAATGCGAACCAGCCAGGGGCGAATGGTGTGCATGCCAAAGGAGATCGACTGGTGCTCGATGTTGGAGAAGGTAGCGTGCTCCAGGTCACCCACCAGGTGCGGGGGCACGCGAAAGATGCGACAGATCTCTGAGACCTGAAACTTCCGGGTCTCCAGGAACTGCGCCTCGTTGTTGGGCATGGAGATGCGCTCAAACTTCATGCCCTCTTCCAGGACCGCGACAGGGCGGGAGTTTGAGGAACCGCCATAGGCAGCGTTCCAGCTCTGGCGCAGGGCGCCTGGGTTCTTGACCGTATTGGGGTGGGTGAGCACACCGGAGGGTGTCGCGCCATTGGAGAAGAAGCGGCTGCCATACTCCTCTGCTGCCATGCCCAGGCCAATGGCGTTGCGCTCCAGGGCGACGGGGCTGTAGCCCATGACCCCGTCAAAGCCCATGCCTGGGATGTGCAGGATGCTGATGGGTGGCACGATGACAACTTTTCCGGATGCGCTGGTGTAGGCATAGCTCAGGTTCCCCTGCTCATCCCGGTCAACGGTCATGCGGTCTGGGAGCAAGGGGTAGAGCGCTGTCACCTGGCCGCGGCCGTTGCGGATGACCTGGCAGTAGGCGTTCCCCCAGAGCAGGAGGTGGGAGAGCAGTGTCTCCCGCAGTACGAAAGAGGTCATCTCAGGGTTGGGCTCATCATGCAGCAGGCGGTAGAGCGGGTGCTTGATGGCTTTCTGGCTGCCTTCCGCTGTCTCCTGGTATAGGCTCAGTGGCAGGCTGGCCACGGTCTCCGCAATCACCCGCACGCAGGCATAGACCGCTGAAACCTGGATGGCCGTGCGCGCTGTGACCGACTTCCCGGCAACGCTTGAACCAAAGAAAAAAGCCGGAGCAGCGCTCACGGCATCCTGGGGCTTGTCTCGGGAGCGGAAGATGCTCAAGATCCTGATAGAACCACCTCCAATAAAAAAGGCACCCATTAAAACAGGTGCCCGTAAGTGGAACTTAGATAGGTATTATTGCGAATTAGATTTGTTGAAACATTTCCTGGGCATAATCCTTAATATCGCTAGGATTAACCCTGTTGTACTTATCTCTCACTGCCTCAAAG